GTGATCCACAAACACGACGTGCGTACACGTGGGGAGCTCCAGCGTCAACGTCGTGCCTCTGAGCTGGTCCAGCAGCACCGGATACCGCGCATCCTTGGTAAACTTCGCCACAATCTTCTCGCGCTTCTTCTCGGGGGTGCCAGGATACAAGCTGAGCGCATGAACCTTTTGCTCCTTAAACAACTCCTGCGCGTATTGGATCACCGCCTTATGGCAGGTCAGGAGGAGCAGGGGCTTCTCCTCTTTGAACCGCAGCCCGTAGACGCACTGCTGCACCAGATCGGGCACCAAGGCAAGCGCCTGGATACGCCCCGCTAAGGCGCTCTCTGGCTTCTCGGCCAGTTCCCTTTCCTGTTGGGCGACCGTCTTCCACCCTAACGTGACCTCATGCACCCACAGGCGCAGATCCACATGGCTGGGGGTGACCAGCACGAGGCCAGGCCAGGGTGCCGCGTGCCACTCAGCCTGGCGGGCCAGCACCTCGGTGGCAGTCATTGGGGGGTCTATCTCGGGCATGGGTTCCCCAGCGACAGGTTGGGGCTGCTGTACCGTGGCATGCTGTTCAGGTACGCATCGGTGTCCGCGCTGATAATCGCCTGCTGGAGATTGGTGCTGCTGTTAAACGACCCCGGCGCATAGGGGTTCCAGGGCTGGGATTGGGCTAACACACCCCCTACAGCGAACGCTATGGCCCCTAGAATGAATCCAAACACAAAACCCAATGACTTCCTCATGATGACACCTCCTTGTGGGATAGAAACCGCTGGAGCTTGGCCAGCCCTTCGGGCCAGTCCTCAAACGCCTCGTGCATCGAAATGCCAGAGCCAATGGGAGCGGTGGGGGTCAACGGCGCCACGGCTTTCGCCGGCGGTCCCTCCACCCAGTCGCGCCACCAATCCGCCTTCAAGAAGCGAATGGGATCGCGGGGCAACGGCACAAACTCCTCCCCCTTGGGTTGGCTCGCCTGCGCGTAATGCTGCGCGGCGTGCAGCACCAAGGCTTGGTCCTCGGGCGAGAGCGCCACAAAGAGCTTCAAGCACAGCGCCTTGCCCAGCTTGCGGCCGTGACGGGCGGGATACAACTTCCAGAATGTCTCAAACATAAAAATCACCAAAATTTAGTGAACAAGGCACACTTCGGACTCTCTTTTTCCCTCCTGGTAGATCTTGGAGAGAAACTTGCGGTCGCCCCCATAGCGGATTTTTTGCATCCAGTATGGGCGCGGAGGGGAGAGAGACGCGTCATCACGACGAGCGAGAGCCCCTGGACCCGCGTCGCACAACGGTTTTTTCTTTGTGGGCCAGGTGGAGCAGGGAAGCGGTTAACCACCACGAACAAGCGGCAAAAAGAAGAGGCCCGCCGAATGTTGAGTATAGCAACATCCATTGGGCCTCTTGGATTGGGGAGGGAATCCCCAGGAAACAGGGGCGACAATGAGGATACGCTATACTCGTATCGCTTGTCTAGGTGTCTCATCTACGCTTCTTTCGAGCCGGTGTCAAGTGGTTTAATTCTCGCACCAGCCACTTCGGGATGGGAAACTTGCCCGAGCCCATCTCGAAGCGGGCGATCGAGTTCGCCGATAACTCCACCCGCTCGGCCAATTCTTTTTGGGTCAAGTTCAGCGATACCCGGATGGTCTTCAACTCGTCGCTCGTCATACACAATCCTCCAATTATCCCAATTTAGGCCCCAGGCTCGTCCCCTTCAGGGGAGCGGCAGTTCAATTGGGCCAGCCCATTTGTCGCCATAGAGCTTTCCTCGGTCAATATCCTCTTGCTCCACATACCAAATACACGGCTCAGTATCCTCTCCACCGTCCCACCAATACCACCCGGGCACGGTAGGTTTCTTGTGTGTCCAGTGCATTCGCTCCCCTCCTTAGTCCACCCCTCTGTGCGGCCCCCTCGCAGGACAGGGGCCGGGAGAAGGGTCAACGCTCTGGATATGGGGTTTCTGTATAACCCTGCTGATAGCCACACTCAAACACATAAAAGTTCTCTGCCCATGCTTGAACATGACGGTACACGTCTGGAGCATAACGTCCCAATTTATCCTCTTTCCCTCGCTGGTATCCTTCGGCTTTTGTGAGCGGTTTTGTTGTTGTCATGGCGGTTATCCTTTCATCCAGTGAATGAGTGTTTTTACAAACCAGTACCAGGCCCACGTACAGCCGGCGAAGAGGGGGAGCGCGATGAGGTAGACGCGGCGGGTCATGGGTGCGCCTCCTCAGCGCGGGCGAGGAGATCGCTCCCGAGATCTTTGGCGGTATCGGCGAAGCGATTTCTGCCTGTTTGCGAGTCCAAGAGATCGACCATATCGCGGAGTCCGGCCAGCAGCTCCGCCCGCTCATTGACGGCGGCAATCAGCTTGCGCCTATGGTAGGCGTCTAGTTCATCCCACTGCTCATCTGCAAAATCGAAATAGAACATGGTCTGTTCGATCTCTTCAGGTGTTGGCTGATAGGTGGTGTTCGTAGTCGTCATCATCGTGTCTCCTTGTGTGTGTCGGCACCAGGACGAACCCCCCGGAAATCCTGGTGAGCGCCGGGGCGCGAATGGTAATAATTACATCCACTCTTCGCCAATGACCGCTACTTGCTTAAACTCTTTGATCGTCATGGGTCGGCTGGATTGACGATACGTTTTCTCCGGTACATCTGTTCCGTGATTCCATTGGACAAACGCTTGATAGCGCGGTTGGCCATTGCTCGCGTCATGGTCGTAGGGTTCTCCAACCAAAAAGCCTTCCGCACTGTAATAGGCGGGCGGGAGGCATTCCAACATCTCGTAGTAGCGTTCCTCCGTCACTTCACTCCAGGAAATGGGGCGATGTTGCCGCGCCGCTTTCTGGTCACAAAAGGCCTCAATGGTCATGCGGACTGCGCCAGGATAGCGGGCCTGGATCTGTTCGAGGGTTTCCTTGCAATAGACCGTCAGGCCCGTTTCAGGATGGATCGTATCAATAATGGAATCCGATTCCGGGAGGGCGTAACACTCGGTCGGATAGGGGCAAGACTCTGCTTCAAGAAATTGGGTGATTTTCTCAACTGTGCTCATCGTCGCGCTCGCTTTCTGCCGCGGTCGGCGGTTAGTCCTTTGCTCCACTAATCCAATCTCCATCCATTGCATTTAAGGCATCCACGATATGTTGGGCAAAGTCTGGCTCGATATTCAGTAACTCTGCGACAAGGGGTTTCTGAAAATGCCCAACGCGTAGAATCTGCCAGCAATCTGCTTGCTCAACGAGGAGATAGGGACGCGCTTTCATCGCTCTACCTCCACCGTGAGATTCTTGAGGAACCATTTATTGACCAAGGGACACCTTCTGGGCTTGCGCCCGTGGGGCGCCCCTCTCCTAATACCGTTAGGAGAAGAGCGCGGGGGTTAGTAATCTGTCTCCTCCTCGTTCTGCTCGCAGAAATCGGCATAGGCCAGTTCCAGCTTGTCCCATTCTTTCGCGGCTTGGGCCTGGTCGGTAAAGGTTTCCACATCCACAAATCCCTGACTATCCTCCGAGAGAATCCACGCAAACCGCTTGCCGACGACATAGGCATAAAAACCGAAGGTGTCGATTTCTCCTACCGTCTCGCCGAATCCTTCATTGACTCGATTCGACACAATTTCCGCCATGAGTTGAGACCGATTGCTTTCAAACTTGCCCGGATATTTGGTGAGGCTATACATACGGTCCTCCTACAGGCACAAGGAGAGGGTGAATAAGAGCGCATACGCGCCGGCCAGGGCGAGCCCGGACAGGAGATCGAGGAGGGTCATGAATGCCCCGCTGCTTTATTGAGCAAGGTGACAATGGTATCGCGTTTCAGTCCACGGCAGCCATTGCCGTCCGCCATCCATTCCCCATGTCCGCCCCATCCGTTGCGATACTCAAAATGGGCGAACGTCTCGCCGTACTCGGCGGTAAACTCATCCGGACATCCGCCCTTCTTCCAATCGCTCACTACTTGCTGCGCTGATGGTCTGCGCCCTTGGTCCGTATAATTCAGCTCTAACATGCTGCCCTCCGTGGTTGATGGTTGGTGACCGGTCATACCATTGCAGGCTGCAATACTCAGACCAGGGAGAATCCCGCAATTGGCGTGCAGTGTACCAACTGGAACTGTTGCATAATGCAAACAAGTGTGTCGCCCTAGGGTGCGGAAAGGACACACTGGCACACATATTAGGGGTGCAGGATGCGGAGAATCAGCGCGGTGAGTTTCTCGGCTTCGTAGTCCTCGGCTGAGAGATGACGGACGGGCGCAGGAGGCGGATGCCGCTCTCGATCCGAGGCTACCCGCGTCTCAAGATAGTGCACGAGTGGATTCCGAACGATCTTCATGGTTATCCACAGGCAGGGTACGCGACACCCCATAAAGCTGTCAACTCGCAAGTCCGCAACAAATCAGCCCGCACAAAATAGTGCTTGACACGCACACACAAAAAATGCTTCATCTCTCCTTTAAGGAGCCCGGAGCTGAGAAGCGGAGGGCACACCCCCTCAAGCGAAGCGCGAAGGCCTGGCCTCACCGATCCAGGTTGCAGTGCTGAGCGAAATGGAGTAGCCTCTCTGCATGGATGCTGAACAGACACAGCCGCTTCCCACAGTGCCGCTCACACAACTCATTCCCGACCTGCCGCCCCACTACAACTATGACGCTGGCATTGATGCCGCCCTGGAAGGACTGACCTGGCCACACATTGCCAAGGCGATTGGCTGCGATAAACGTACGCTGTATCGGCTAAGGCGCAAATACCTACCCTTCAATAACGCGCTGTCATACGCTCGCGCGTGTGCCAATGAATATATTGCCGACGATCTCCGCACGATTTGTCAAGACCATCCCGAACTGCACGATAAACCACAAGTCCTCAAGGCTATGTTTGATGCCGGCCGGTGGTTCTTAGCGTGTGCTGACCCCAAGAAGTACGGTGACCGCATGAACCTCGTGATCGAGGAGAAAGTGGATCTGCGTGGCAGCTTGGAGCAGGCCAGAGCCAGAGTGCTGACCGTGCTTGCAAGCAGTACCGAAGCAGTGCCGCTTGACCAAAAGACAAGCGCAAGCGATGGACAAGCCATTGACAAGTAAGCACTTCCACCTGTAAGGACTGATAATATCTATTATGTCAACTCACGTAAGGCTATGAGAATGTTGAGCTGGTCAAAGCGTAGATGGATGGCGGCCGCCGGCGATAGACAAGGGGGGAGTGTGGGGCGGGGTACGTCGGCGATTCTCAGCCCGCAGTCAGACACGAGGGACCCTCGGCATGCCTAGCTATTACTTCTGAAATAATTTAAAATTTTTGTGTGATGAAATATACGACCTCGCTGTTTTGTCGAAAAGGGCATGTGTGTTTTGTACGCGTGAAGGGGAATTGTCCGTGGTGCAGGCGGGCGTCACGTCAATCTGCGAAGCAGCGATACAATCAGCGGCATCCTGAGCGCGTGCGGGCACGAAAAGAGCGGTTACGGCGGAAGCAGGGCGTGATGCCGCAGCGGCGATTAACAGACGAAGAGCGAGTGGCCGCCAAGCGTCGCGCGAGACAATTGAATCGAGCGAGAAGAAAGAAGCGTGTGGTGACGTGGGTACGAGAATTATGGACGGTGCAGGACGGAAAATGTCGGTGGTGTGGCATCGCGTTACCCGCAGACTTTCATCTGGATCATGTGGTTCCGGTCAGTAAGGGTGGCCCGCACAGTCGCAACAATGTGGCGTTGGCCTGTCCCCCGTGTAATCTAAGAAAGCGGGCGACCATTCCGGTCTCGCTGTTTGCCTTTGAGTAAAGGACGCGATGGGTTATCTGCCGTGGACGGAGCCGCCGCCTGAACTCCCGCCGCGCTGGGTGGAGATGTGGGGCGGGATGCCTGAGGACCCGCCCAAGCCGAAGCGCCCGCCCTCGAAGCTGCATCCCTTGGTCCAGCTCGATGCACTCCTCCACAAACTCGGGCTCCAATCCGAGTGAAGCACACGCCCGCCCAGGAGCAGCAACTCATCATTGATCTGCACAGTCCTGCGATTAAGGACAATCTCTATAATTTTGTGTTGTATGCCTATCCGTGGGGGGTGGTTGGGACGCCGTTGGAGCATCAAACCGGGCCTCGGCAGTGGCAGAAGGAGGATTTGGACGAGATGACGGCGCACATTGCTGAGCAGCAGCAGATCATGGCGGCCGGCGGCGTGCCCACGATGTTCAAGAAGGGGACGGCGGCGGGGCGGGGGCCGGGCAAATCCGCGAAGATTGCGTGGTTGGCGCATTGGATGTTGACGACGCGGTTGGGGAGCACGGTGATTATTACGGCGAATACCGAGGAGCAGTTGAAGACGAAGAGTTTTGCGGAGGTGAGTAAGTGGATCAATCTGTCGATCAATGCCCATTGGTTTGACGTGAGCGTGTTGTCGGTGAAGTATGCGGAGTGGTTCGGGACGCTGGTGAAACAACAGCTCAAGATTGATACGGCCTATGCGTACTGTCGCGGACAGCTCTGGTCCGAAGAGAATCCGGACGCCTTTGCGGGCACGCATAATCCGTTGGGGGTGATGGTGGAGTTCGATGAAGCCTCCGGGATTCCCGACCCGATTTTTACGGTGACGCGGTTCTTCTTTACCGAACCCGTCTTGGACCGCTACTGGCTCGTGGATAGTAATCCCCGGCGCAACAGCGGCGGGTTCTTCGAGTTGTTCCATGGGACGGATCCCACCTGGCGCAAGCGCCATTTGGACATTCGCACGGTCGAGGGGATGGACCCGAAGATTGCGCAGACGTTGATCGATCAGCACGGGATTGATAGTGACCCGGTGCGGATCGAGGTGCTGGGGCAGTTTCCGAAGCAAGGGACACGGCAGTTTATTTCTAACGACCTCGTGCATGCCGCGCAGACCCGTGAGGTGCCGACCGATCCGCACGAACCGTTGATCGTGGGCGTCGATATCGCGCGCTACGGCGATGATGCGACGGTGTTCCGCTTTCGCCGGGGGCGCGATGCGCGGAGTATCCCGCCGATTCGCTTCACCCAGCGCGACGCGATCTATGTGGGCGACCAACTCATGAAGGTCATCGACCATTACAAGCCGGACGCGGTGAATGTGGATGCGGGCAACGGCACCGGCGTGATCGATTATGTGCGCAGCAAGGGCTATCGGCTGGGCGAAATCTGGTTTGGCAGCAGCAGCAGCAGCAAGGAATGGGCGAATAAGCGCACCGAAATGTACGCGGCGTTGCGGGATTGGTTGGGCGGGGGCTGTCTGGATACCGACCCGCAGCTCTTTAGCGACCTCACGGCGCCCGAGTACGATTATTTCGGCAAGGCCTCCGATAGCGTGATGCTGGAATCCAAAGAGCATTTGAAGGCGCGCGGGATGAAGTCCCCCGATCACGGCGACGCCCTGGCCTTGACGTTTGCGACGCGCGTGGCCCGGAAGGATTTGCCCTCGGGTGTCTCCGGTCGGCGGCCTCGGGTGGCGCGCGATCTCGACTATCGCCTCTTTGGTGATTGACACGGGCCGGGAAAGGGCGTACAGCCTAGGAGTATTATGGGTGGCGTCGCGGATACATTGGGCAAGCTGTTCAACTCCACACCGGGGCGTGTGCTCACGGGGGTGGCCACGGGCGGGTTGTCGGAAGTGGGCCGTGAAACGGCGCTCGTCGCCAGAAAGAATATCAAAGATCCGAACCTGGCCGCCGGCGTGGGCGCGCTGGGGGGCGGCTATGGGGCCGGCGCGGCACTCGGCGCGTCCGGGACGCTGGGCGCCGCGAAAGGGGCCGTGGCCAATGCGGCCACCGGCGTCGCCGCGACGGTGCCGCCGCTCGCGGGCGTGACGCCGGCCGTGGCGAGTCTCAAGACCTCAAAGGACACCGTGCAAGCGGGGCTCGACACCGCCGCCAAGACGGCGAGCGATGCGCAGGAGGCGTCTCGCGCCTTTGCCGAAGCGCAATTGAACGCCCGCACCGAAACGCCGCAAGAGGCGCTCGACGCCCGACGGCGGGCGGGGATGACGGCGCAACGGCTGGGGACGCAAGGCCGCCGCCGGGCCTCCGACACCTTGACCGCGCTCGGCGGGAGCTACTCATGATCTGTCTCACCTGTTTACGCCCCCTACTCGAACCCCAGCAACCCGTGCCGATTCGCTCACGCGAGGAACGCATGAAGTGGTGTACCAACTGTGGGCGGCTGTTGCCCAGCGACGCGCACGCACCGGTGGAGATCACGCATGGCCGCCCTCTTTAATCCCCCCAATCTGCCCGCGATCCCCGCGCCGCCCCCGATGCCGACGAACGACACGTCTTCTGTGTCGAAGGCCGGCAGTGACGCCGTGAAGAAGCAGACCCAGGCCCAAGGCCGCGCCAGTACCTATTTGACGAATCCGCTCCTGCAACGCCGGGCCGACGCGTCGGCGCAACGCTATTTGGGGATGGCATGACGACCGACACGCTCGTCGCGGGCCGAGAACTGGACGCCCTGGTGGCGGACAAGGTCATGCAGCAATATGTGGATACGGGCGTCATGTATATGGCGCCCTGTCCTGATACTGACTGCTGTGACGGGGTACCCGTGCCCGAGTATTCCACCGACCTCACGGCAGCCTGGACGGTGGTGGAGCGACTGAAGTATTTCGTTCTACGCCGCAACCAGGATAGCTGGACGGTTGAATATCGGGACTGCGGGAATCCTATGGATCATTTTGTTGTGGATAAGTGCTGTGCGTCAGTGACAGCCGACACCGCGCCGCTGGCGATCTGCTTGGCGGCATTGAAAGCGGTGGAGGCATGATCAAAGAGCAAGACCAAAACGCCCAGGACGTGATCGCCGAGCAAACGGCGGCGGCCAGCTTGCGCGGGCAGTACGAATCCACCTGGGAGCAGATCGCGCGCCGGGTGCTCCCCGCCTACGCGACGCAGTTTCAAAGCCAGGGCATCAGCGGGCGCATTCCCGGGGCCCAGAACACGGAGGAGATGGTCGATAGCACGGCGGCCCTGGCCTTGACCCGCTTTGCCGCCGCGATGGAATCGATGCTCACGCCGGGCAGTTCCACGTGGCACACGATCGTGCCGAGTAACCTGGCGCTGCTCAAGGACCGGCCCACCCGCCAGTGGTGCGAAGATGTGACGCGGCTCCTCTTCAAGCTCCGCTATGCCGCGACCGCGAACTTTGCGAGCCAGAAACACGAAGACTATATGATGCTGGGGGCCTTCGGCACGGGCAATCTCTTTATTGATGCGCTCGATTCCAAGACCGAGCGCGGCTTGCGCTATCGCGCCGTACATTTGGGGCAGTGTTATTTCAAAGAGAATCATCAGGGGATCATCGATACGAATTACCGCAAATTTCCCTTGACCGCCCGCCAGGCGATCCAACAGTTCGGCGCGGAGTCGCTGCCCGAGGTGATCGTCAAAGATGCGGAACTCCCGCGCGGCAACAGTAAGGAACACTGGTTTATTCATAAAGTGGCCCCGCGCGAGGACTACGAGCCGGGGCGGTTGGATCTTCAGGGCATGGCCTACGCCTCCTGCTACGTCTCCGTGACCGGCGTGCGCACGGTGCGCGAGACGGGCTACCACACCTTTCCCTACGCCATCAGCCGCTACGTGACCGGTCCCGGCGAACTCTATGGCCGCTCCCCCGCCATGCTGGCGCTGCCCACGATCAAGAGTTTGAACGAGATGAAAAAGTCGATGCTCAAGCAGGGGCATCGCACGGTCGATCCCGTGCTCCTGGCGCACGATGACGGGATTCTCGATACCTTCTCGCTGCGTCCCGGGGCGATCAATCCGGGCGGCGTGAACGCGGACGGCAAGCCCTTGGTCCATGCGCTCCCCACGGGGAATCTGGCCGTGGGCGATAAGATCATGGAACAGGAGAAACTCATCATCAATGATTTCTTCCTCGTGACGCTCTTCCAAATTCTGGTGGAGACGCCGCAGATGACCGCGACGGAAGTGATCGAGCGCGCGCGAGAAAAAGGCGCGTTGCTCTCCCCGGCCATGGGACGGCAGCAAAGCGAATCGCTGGGGCCGATGATTGTGCGCGAACTGGACTTGGCCCGCGATCTGCGCCTGCTGCCCCCGATGCCCCCGGCGTTGCTGGAGGCGGCGGGCGAGGTGGACTTTGTATACGTCTCGCCGCTCTCCCGGATGGCGCGGAGCGAGGAAGCCGCCGGCTTCATGCGGACGGTGGAGTATGCCAAGGAAATCTTTGCGGTGACGCAAGATCCCTCCGTGATGGACCCGTTTAATTTCAAGGTGGCGATTCCTGAGATCGCCACGGACATTCAAGCGGTCCCGATCCGGTGGATTCATTCGATGCAGGAAATGGCCGACATCCAGGCGGGACGCGACAAAGCGGCGCAGCAACAGCAGATGATCCAGGCGGCGCCCGCGCTCTCGAATATGGCGAAGCAGGTGATGCCGCCGCCCGCGCCGCAAGCCCCAGCCGGAACCGCATAATCATGGATCACACGACATCTTCCGAGGAGCGCGTGCATGAGGTCTGGCTCGCGCGGGTCCGCATGCTGGCGACGTTCGATCAAGCGGGGCTCTCGGATCTCGGCGACGCGATGGACGCGTATGTGCTGAGTCTCATGCGATTGAACGGTGAGGACTATACGCGGTTGATGGACGAATTGCATGACCTCGACGAGCCATGAGCCTCCTCGATGACGCGAAGCGCCTGCTGGCGAATCGCTCACTCGCGTATCGGCGGATCTTTCGCGGGCATGGCGCGGACACGGATCTCGTGCTGAGTGATCTGGCGAAATTCTGCCGGGCCAGCGAGACGACCTATCATCTGGATCAGCGAATGTCGGATGTGCTGATCGGTCGTCGAGAGGTTTTTCTTCGCATTGCTCACCATCTGGAATTGACCGAGCACGAACTGTGGGGGCTGTACGGAAACCAACGCCTCCCGGACACCACTGAACCCAAGGAGTAATCATGGCTGACGACGCGACAGGAACTACAACGGCCACGGCACCCGCACCGATGTCCACGGATCCCACGCCAGCAGCTCCCGCTGCACCAGCCGCCTTCGATTGGAAATCGGCGGGGCTCGATGACGGCAGCCTGGCCTTTATCACGGAACGGCAATTCAAAGGGCCTGGCGAGCTGCTCAAGTCGTATCGCCAATTGGATAGCGCGTTCGGCGTGCCACCCGAGCGGTTGATTAAACTGCCAGCGCCGCGCGATGCGGGCGATCCCAAGGTGTGGGAGCCGATCTTCAACCAACTGGGACGGCCAGAGACCCCGGATAAATATGTCGTCCCGGTGCCCGAGGGCGATACGGGCGAGTTTGCGAACGTGATGAAACCGATCTTTCATAAGGCGGGGGTGTCGCAATCTGCCGTGACGCAGATCGCCACGGAGTTTAATACCTATCTGGCGAATCAACAGAAGGTGGCGCAATTGGCGCTAGAGGAGACGCACGCGAAAGACGTGGCCGCGTTGAAGCAGGGATGGGGATCGGACTACGAGGATCGTGCCGCCGTGGTCGATCGTGCCGCCGAGTCCTTTGGGATGACGCAACAGCATCTCGACGCTCTAAAGGGCGCGATGGGGCCGAAAGCCGCGATGGAGTTTCTCTACACCATCGGCAGCAAGATTGCGGTGGAGGATCGCACGGTGCCGGGCATGAGCGGCCAATCGACCACGATCACCGGCATGACGCCGGCCATGGCGCGGGCCAAGATCGAGGAATACAAAGGCAATGGCTTTGCGAAACTCTTCGACAGCAAAGATCCGAAGCAGCGGATGGAGGCGCACGCCGAATGGAATAAGTTGCATCAGATTGCCGATCAAGACGTGGCGGCCGCGCCGCGTGCGCGATAAGGACTTGACATCGACCCCGCATTCCTGTAGGACTCATCACATCTTCTCGGAAGCCCTCAACAGTGAGGGTCGAGACCTCGCGTAGCATCGCGGGTCCGGCCCCTCCGGTCGGGAAGCCCTTTTCACTCAACCTTTACGGTTTTTGAAAGAGGCTTCCCATGTCTGTGAATATCGTCCCCCAGTGGGCCGTTAGTCAATTCTCCAATACGATCGCGCTCAAGCTCCAGATTATGGGGAGCATGCTGCGGTCGTGCGTTACCGAAGGGCCACACGTCGGTGAACAGGCGTCGCCGCTCGATCAAGTCGGCGCCGTTGAAATGCTGGACGTGACGGGGCGGTTTGAACCCATGCCACGCGTCGATGCCCCGCTCGATCGTCGATGGGTCAGTCCGCTGGATTTCGACCTCCCGCAAATGATCGATAGTTTTGATGTCCTCCGCATTCTCACCGATCCTAATGGCGCGTTCATGCGGAACGCGGTCATCGCCGCCGGTCGCAAGATCGACGACGTGATCATTGCGGCGTTCCTCGCTACCGCGAAAACGGGGAAGGATGGGACTACCAGCACGATCTTTACCGCCGCGAATGAAGTGGATGTGGCGGTCGGCGGGGCCAACAGCCGCTTGAACGTCGCCAAGCTGTTGGCGGTCAAAGAACTCATGCGGGCCAACTTCGTGGACTTCGATAATGAAGAAGTCTATGTGGGGCTCACCGCGAAAGATGAGTCCGCCCTCCTGAACGAAATCCAAATCACGAGTGAACAATTTAACCGCCAGGACAAGCCGGTGTTGTCGGACGGGAAGATTACCCGTTTCCTCGGGATGAACTTCGTGTACGCCGAGCGGATCGAATTGAAGGCGGCGGGCAGCAACGAAGTGAACGTGCCGGTGTGGGTGAAGTCCGGGATGCACTTGGGCATCTGGGGCGATATCACGTCGCGGATGGATGAGCGGGTTGACACGCGCGGCATTCCCAAGCAGCTCTATGTGAAGATGACGATTGGCGCGACCAGGACAGAAGAAAATAAGGTATATAACATCGAATCATATCGTGCGTAATCCTCACTAATTCCGACCGAGGCGCGGGTAGCCAGTCCCGCCCTCAAGGAGACCTTACATGGCCATTGATCTCACGCTCAAAAGTGTGCAACTCACGAATCGGGACGCAGTACCGCGCACCAAGAACAATCCGGGGCTGGGCAGCGGCTCCCGCGAAAAGGTGGCGATCGGGCATATTGCCTCGGTCACCGCCGCCCTCAGTATTACCTCGGTCATTCGGTTGGTCCAAGTGCCCTCGAACTGCATTGTGGTCAACATTCTCTTTCAGAGTGCTGCACAAGGGGCGGGGGCGTTTTCGCTGGGCGTCTATCGTACGCCAGCGGATGGAGGGCTCGTAGCCTTTACCAGCTCCGATCAGTTCTTTGCGACGGCGATCAGTGCGGCTTCCGCCGTGGTGCTGGCGGATGTCGTGAACGAATCCACGACCTACACGATCGCCAAGCAAAGCCAGCCGCTCTGGCAGGCGATTGGGATGGCGGCCGATCCCATGTGCGCGCTGGACATTTGTGCGGTGGTGACCACAACGGATGTGACGACCGGCACGGGTGCCCTCGGCATCAAAGTCAAATACGTGGACTAAGGAGGTGCAAAGTGGCCGACAGGTTTTACTCGGTAATTAAAGGCGAGCACATGCCCCATCTGGTGACAGAAGGGTCGAGCACCTCCAGTGAAGCGGTGGAACTGCGCGTGAGTGATACCATCTACACGAACAAGATGGATGTCATTCTGTGCCTGGAGGCGATCCGCAACTACATTGCGATGAAAGAAACCAGTCCGATTGCCTAACGGAGGAATTGTATGAGCGATCCCAAAAAGGAAGATCGTACCGCGTCGATTGCGAAGAAGCTCGACGAGGACAAAGAAGAGTTGGAGGTCCGCAACACCATGTTTGCGGCCAAGGGCAAACCCACGGTGCCAAAGAAGGCGCCCGTGGGCGAGGAGAAGTATCGGGATGATGTGCTCCGGCGTGTCAATCGTCGGCACCTGCATGTGAATCGTGACGGCAAAGACTCAGGCATCGAGGAGGATGGCCACAAACTGACCGTGACGATGCCGAACAAACTCAAGGTCAGGATCACGATCAACGACGATACGCCCGTCCCAGAGATCATTACGCGCGCGCATATCGTGCGCTGGGAAGCCGTGGCGTGAAGGTCTGTGTAGCCGTCCCGCACGGGGGCACCGTGAAGGGGCGGCTACTCACCGATCTGCTGGCGGCGCTCTGTTCGGTCCAAGGTCAGATCGGGTTGGTGTTGGCGGAAGTCGAAGGCACCCTAGGGCCACGCAACCGCTGGCTGGCTGGACAGCAGGCGATCCAGACTCAGTGCGACTACCTGTGGTTGGTCGATAACGATATGGCGATTCCTGCTGATGCCTTGCCGCGCCTACTCGCTCGTCAGAAGGACTTGATCGGAGCGGATTACTCCTATCGCCGCCTGCCCCTCCAATCCACAGTCAAATTGCTCAACGGGGCGGGGGAGATTGTCGTGGCCGATCGCACGACGTTTCCGAACCGCCCATTTATCTGTCACGCCATCGGGTCGGGTTGTAAGTTGATCAAGGTCTCCGCACTGACGCGCATTCCCCAGCCGTGGTTTGCGTTGGCCTGGGGACCGGACGGGGATCTGACCAAGACCGATGACGTGTGGTTTTGCGAGCAGGCGAAGACGGTTGGTATAGAAACATGGTGTGACCCCACGATCGACGTGGGCCATATCGGAGATTTCACCTATGGCACAAAGTGAGGTCTCGGTCTGCAATCTGGCGTTGCAAAAACTCGGGGCCGCCCGCATCGTGGCGTTGTCTGAGAACAGCCGGAACGCCAAATCGGTGGCCGCCTGCTACGAGGCCCAGCGCCGGAGCGAGATACGCAAATATCTGTGGAACTTTGCCAAACGCCGGGCGAGCCTCGCCGCCTCCTCAGTCGCGCCCGCCTTTACCTATGCCAACGCCTTCCCGGTTCCGTCAGACTTTCTGCGCCTGATCAAACGGGTGGTCTTGGGGTTGGATTGGCATCTGGAGCAGCACGATGGCGGTCTCGCTATTTTGACGAACGATGGGGCACCGCTGGAGATTCCCTATCTGGCTGACGTGACGAACGCCGCACTGTTCGATCCCGCCTTTGTGGAAATGTTGGCCTGCAAGATCGCCTGGCATACGTGCGAGGACATCACACAGTCCAATACCAAGAAGGCCGCGCTGATGGAGGAGTACGCCACGCATCGGGCCGACGCCCGCCGCACCAACGCCTTTGAATTGCCCTCGCAAGAGGAACCAGACGATAGCTGGCTTGTGGCGCGCGCGGTCGGGTCGCGGAACTGGCTGCGGTTTGGGGATGACTAATGCCCGCTGCCGCGCCACTGCAAAACAACTTCAACTCCGTTGAGTTCTCGCCCTTGATGGAGGGCCGTGTCGATTTTGAACGCTATCGCACGGCGCTGCGGGTCTGCAAAAACTCCATCCCCTTGCTCCAAGGACCCGTCACGCGCCGACCGGGCACGTATTCCTGCGATGAGGTGAAAGACTCGACCAAGGCCACGCGTCTCGTGCGGTTTAAGTTCTCCACGATCTCCGCCTTCGCCATCGAGTTTGGCAACCTCTATGTGCGGTTCAAGAAGAACCGCGCGCCCGTCTACGACCTCACGCTCACGATCACCGGCATCAGCCAAGCCAATCCAGGCGTGGTGACCTATACGGGCACCGATCCAGCGAGCGGCGATCACGTCGATATCTCTGGCGTGTCCGGGATGACGGAAGTGAACGCGCGGCGGTTTCTCGTTGCAAACGTGGATACCGGAGCCAACACCTTTGAGCTGACCACGGTGACGGGCGTGAATGTCGATACGACGACCTTCACCGCCTATACGATAGGGGGATCAGCGAAGCGCGTCTATACGCTTACGACGACCTATCTGGAACAGGATTTGTTTCAACTCAAGTTCGCGCAATCGGCGGACGTGCTCTGGATCTGGCACCCCGATTATCCTGAACGGCAGCTCTCGCGGATCAGTGATAGTAACTGGATGATTCAGGACACGGTGTTTCTGGATGGTCCGTATGAGACCGAAAACACCACCACCACGACGCTGACGCCAGGGGCCGCGACGGGGACGGGGGTGTCACTCACCGCAGGGCCACTGGGAGCCATCACGGGCGCGGCCAATAATGGGCTGAACCAGATTCGCATTACGGATGCGGCGCACGGCTATTCAGATGGCATCTACTTGCACATCTCAGGGGTGACGGGGACGACAGAAGCGAACGGTGATTGGTTTATCCATAAGATCGATGCCAACACCTACGATCTGATCGGCTCAGACTTCCTCAATGCCTATATCGCAGGCGGGGCCACGCGTCCCGCGCTATTCGTCTCCACCGACGTGGGACGGCTGATTCGCCTGAAACAAGGGGCCGTCTGGGGCTACGTGCAAGTGACGGCCTTTGTCGATGTCACGCAAGTGACGGTCGATATCATCAACACCCTCACGAGCACGGCGGCGAAAACCGCGTGGCGCCTGGGCGTCTTTGGCGAGACGAATGGCTATCCCGCGGTGGGTACGTTCTACGGGGATCGACTCTATCGCGGCGGCGTGCCAGCGAAACCGGAGCGGATCGATGGCTCGAAGATCGGCGACTATAACAACATGGCGCCATCCGATATTGATGGGACGGTGACCGATGCGAGCGCGGTGTCGTTTAACTTGAACTCCAACGATGTGCAAACGATTCGCTGGATGCTCGGGACCGCGAACGGCATTGCGGTGGGGACGGCCGAAGGCGAATGGCTGGTGACGCCCTCCACGCTCAATGAAGCAATCACCCCCACCAATATCAATGCGAAGCAATCGACGAGTTGGGGCAGCGCGGATGTGCAGCCGGTGCAAGCGGGCTCGGCGCTGTTGTTTCTGGAGCAAGGCGCCCGGCGGCTTCGGGAGATGAACTACCTCTATTATGAAAATGTGCTGCAATCGACGGATGCGACGGTCTTGGCGGAGCATATCACCAAGGGCGGCTACGACCCAGCGGAGCCGTTGGCGGGGGCGTCTACCGTCGCAGCCTCGGGGTTGGTGGAGTTGGCCTATCAACGCAAGACGCAGCCGATCATCTGGGCGCCACGGAACGATGGCGTGCTCGTGGCGATGCTGTATAGCAAGGACGATAAGGTGCTCGGTTGGCATCGTCATCCGCTGGGTGGGTGGTCTGATGCGTTGCATGCCACGCCTGCCAAGGTCGAATCGTGCTGCGTCATCCCGGCGTCGGACGGCAGCTATGACGAACTCTGGGTGGTGGTCCAGCGATACATCAATGGGCGCACGGTACGGATGACTGAGTTTCTGACTGATATCTGGCAGCAAGGCAACCCGCAGGCCGACGCCTATTATGTCGATGGCGGCTTGACCTATCGTGGTGCGGCCACGGCGACGATCACCGGCCTGTTCCATCTGGCGGGCGAGACGGTGCAACTCTGCGTTGATGGGGCCACGCATCCTGATGTGGTCGTGAGCGCGACCGGCACGATCACGTTGAACGCTGCTGCCTCGGTGGTCCATGTGGGCTACACCTATCACAGTGACGGGGCGTGCCTGCGCTTTGATGTGGGGTCGGCCACCGGGACTGCGCAAGGGAAGGTGCAGCGCATGCACGCGGTTGGATTCCGCCTCTACGACACGCTGGGCTTGCAAGTGGGGCCTGCGTTTGACGTGCTGACCGAGATTCCGTTCCGTACCGCCGCTGATGCGATGGATACGGCGGTGCCGCTGTTTACGGGCGATAAAGGCGATGCCGATTTTAGTTGGCCGGGGGATTATGAACGGGGGGCTTTAGTATGCTGGCGCTTTGCGAGCCCGTTACCGGGGACGATCGTAGCGGTCATGCCTCAACTCGTGACCCAGGATCGTTGAGGCCGGTCGATGTCGTTCCATTTCGGGCGTGGCATTTAGATTGGCTGAATCTTCAGTCGTCACAGGTGAGCCTCTCGCCGATGCTCACGACGCAGTATGGCCGGGCGCTTGAAACCGCTGGGCCGTGCTACAGCGCCTTTGCGGGCAGCCAGGTGATTGCGTGCGCGGGCGTCGTGGAGCTGTGGTCTGGACGGGCACAAGTCTGGTCGCTGTTATCCGATCAGATGCCGCACTATCGGAGGGCCATTCATAAAGCGGTCAAGACATTTCTGATGGGGTATCGCGTGCGACGGTTGGAGTGCGTGGTCGATCCACGCTCAGAGGCGTCGATTCGGTGGGCCACCCATCTTGGATTTGATCGACGTGAAAGTCTCATGGCGTCCTACACGCCCACGGGAGAGGACCAGCTTATGATGGTGAGGATTGAATAATGGCCGCAGCCTTCCCCGCACTCATGATGGCCGGCGCCGCGTTATCGGCAGCCGGCGCCATTCAGCAGGCGAACGCCGAGAAATCGGCGGCGAACTATAACGCCGCGCTGAAGGAGCGCGATGCGTCGATTGCCACTCAGCAGGCCTCGCAGGACGCGCAGCAGGTGCGCTGGCAATGGGCGCGGGCGCAAGGGAGTTTGCTCGCAGGCTACGGCGCCTCGGGCGTCACTACGGATACCGGCTCACCGCTCGATGTGCTGGCGAACAGCGCCAGCCAGGCGAAGTTGGATGAGGAGACGGTGTTGTATAAGGGCAAGATGAAAGCGACGGGGTATCTGAGTGACTCGGCGCTGTACAAAAATCAAGGGATCGTCGCCGAGCAGCAAGGCCAATTGAAGGCGGCGAGCTATCTCATTGGCGGGGCAGGGCAAGCGAGTTATGCGGGCGCACGGGCGGGGGCTGGACGTGAGGATCTGACCTCGGCGAATCCGCCGTCCGAGGGGTATTCGGCGATCAACTGGGGCAAATCAGGACTCTATAACTAATGCCACGGGTACGACCATACGAAAGTCAGGTGGGTGCAGCTGCGGAGATTCCCTCCTCCAATGCGGGGCTGGCGAACGTCGGCGGCACCGGGGCGCAAGAGCTGGGGCAGGGGATTGTCTCCAGCGGCTATTCGGCGGCGCACGCCTACCAGATTTTGCAGGCGCAGGAAGATGCGCGGGCGGTCACCGAGGTCCATGTCGCATATTCCAAGTTGGCTAATGACGCGACGCAGCAATTGGAACAGGCGAAAGCGACGGCGGATCCGTCTGATCCAGACTTTTTTGGGACGGTCTATCGTGGCGGCGCACCAGAAGGCGAAGAGCCAGCCT